GCCCCGAACAGCGCCACCCCCGGCGGCTACAACCCGATGACCCCGCCGGGTGCCGGTGTCCGTGGTGTTGGTATGCCGCAGGGCCCCAGCGGTCGCCTCCCGCTGCGCCCCGGTATCGGCAGCCTGCCGCGCACCGGTATCCGGCGCGGTTGATGACCATCGACCCGACCACCGAGCGTTACGAAACCCTCCTGAAGCGCATGATCGCGCTCGAACGGGCGCGTGAAGAACTGATCCCGTTTACCAAGTTGATGATGCCGTTCCCCTCCGAGCCCGACGATGTCGATCGCTCGCTGTACGATGCCCAGAAATTTCACCGCATCATGGGCGCGGCCCTGGAGGAGTTCGAGGCTGGTCGCATCCCGCGCCTCATCATCACCCTGCCGCCCAGGCACGGGAAAACCCAACTTGTTAGTATCATGTTGCCGGCCTGGTTTATCGGTCGGCAGCCGTCCCAGCACGTGATCTTTGGGACGTATAACGAGACCTACTCCCAGGACGTCGGCCGCAGCTGCCGAGATGTGATTACATCTCCGGCCTATGCCCAGGTCTTTCCCCACACCAAGCTTCGTGATGACACCAAGTCGGCCGACCGGTTGCGCACAATCCAGGGCGGGCAGTTGATTTTCTCATCCAAGAAGGGCTCGCTCACCGGCCGCGGCGGTCACATCCTGGTTTTGGACGATCTGCTCAAAGACCGCCTAGAGGCCGACAGCCCGACGATCAGGGAACACCTGTGGAACTGGTTTAACCAGGTGGTGATGACCCGTCTGATGGACGAGCGCGGTCGCGCCCTCATCGTATCGACGCGATGGCACATGGACGATCTTGTCGGCCGGCTCACCGACCCGGCCAACGATCTCTACAACCAAGAAGAGGCCAAGCGCTGGAAGATCATTAATCTGCCGGCTCTGGCCGAAGAAAACGACGTCCTGGGACGCCGTAAAGGAGAACCCTTATGGCCCGGCAGATTTGGCCGCGAATATCTCCTCAACCTTCAGAAAGCCGACGCCCGTGGCTTTGCCGCCCTCTACCAGAACCGGCCGACGCCGGAGGGCGGCGCGTTCTTCAAGGCCGAGCACATCAAGACCTACCGACCCAACCAGCTGCCGAAGAAGCTGCGCTATTACGTCGCCAGCGATCACGCGGTCAGCCTCCTCCAGGGGCGCGATAGAACCTGCATCATCCCCGTCGGGATCGACGAGCACGACGATATCTGGATCCTCCAACACGTGTGGTGGCGCCAGGCCAGCACCGACACCGTGGTCGAGGCGATGCTCAAGACCATGCGCACCCAGCGGCCGATCTTCTGGTGGGCGGAAAAATCTCATATCTCCAAGTCGATCGGCCCCTTTCTGCGCAAGCGCATGCTGGAGGAGCACACCTATTGCACCATCGTCGAAGTCACCCCGATCGCCGACAAGCAGACCCGGGCGCAGTCGATCCAGGGGCGCATGGCGATGGGCAAGGTGCACTTTCCCGAATTGGCCCCGTGGTGGCTCCAGGCACGCGATCAGATCCTCCGCTTTCCGCACGATGCGCACGACGATTTTGTCGACGCCCTCGCTTATATCGGTCTTGGCCTGGATCAACAGGCGGCGCCCAGCCGACCCAAACAGCGCGACCCCGGCCTTACCCCCTACACCTGGGGCTGGCTCAAAGAACAGCGTGCCGATCACGATCGCACGCACCGTATCAGCACGCAGACCGCGGGGTGGTAACACGACATGAGTGACAGTCGCGGTCCATCCTCCCCTGGTTCTCTGGATCCTGGGGCGCAGAACTGGCAGCCCGAGGCGCCCTACCAGGACGATCTCCCGTCAGGGCGTAAGCGCCCGACCCAGATCCCGCGCGAGCGACCCGATCCGCCGCGGCCGCGCGCCGAGCTTGTCAAGGTGTGGAATGCCCGCGTCATGCGCGCCCGGCAGCACTGGAAGCCAGCCTTTGAGCGCATGCGCAAATCGATGGATTTCACCCTGGGCAAGCAATGGCCCAACTCGACCGGGATGGATGACGACCGCTACATCTGCAACATCGCGCTGCGCCACGTGCAGAACCGCACCGCGGCGATCTACGCCAGCAACCCGACGATCACCGCGCGCCGGCGCGAGCGGATGATTGCGACGATCTGGGATGGCTCCCTGCAATCCCTGGCGATGGCCCAGCAGAATAGCCAGCTGGCCGGGCAATTAGGCTTGCCGGTCGACCAGTCGTCACAGGCGATCATCGAAGACGCGCAGCGGGTGCACGCTTACAATTCGATGCTCGACAAGGTCGCGAACACCCTGCGGCTACTTTACAATTACAACGTCGACGAACAGGTGCACCCGTTTAAGACGATGATGAAACTCGCCACGCGGCGAGCCATCTGTTGCGGGGTCGCCTACGTCAAATTGGGTTTTCAGCGCGCCATGCGGATGCGCCCCGATGTCGAGGCGCGGATCGCCGATATGAGCGAGCAGCTGGCGACGATCGAGCGCTTGAGCGCTGACCTGGCTGACGAGAAATTCCAGCTTGAAGAGGCCAAGGCGGAAGAGCTCCGGCTGGCGATCCAGTCCCTCGCCAGTACGCCGCAGCTGATAATCCGCGAGGGGCTGGTCTTCGACTACCCGGAAAGCACCAACATCATCCCCGATCTGAAGTGCAAGAGCATCCGCGAGTTTCTTGGCGCCGACTGGGTCGCTGAAGAGTTCTTTATGACGCCCGACCAGATTGAGGAGATCTACAAGGTCGATGTCGGGCAGAACTATCGTGCGTGGCGAGCCGACGGGATCACCAATCCTTCCGACACCGATCAGGGCACCTTGCCCTATGTCGACGTGACAAGGGACGCGCGTTACCAAGACATGCAGTCGAACGTCTATGCGGTGGTCTGGCAGATCTACCACCGCAAGGACCGCCTGGTTTACACCGTCTGCGATGGTTACCCGGATTTTCTCCAAGAGCCCTCCGAGCCCGATATCTACACCGAGCGCTTCTGGCCCTGGTACACCATCGTTTTTAACGAAAGCTACCACCCCGACCGGATCTTTCCCCCGTCCGATATCGACTTACTCTGGAACATGCAACTGGAGCTCAACCGCGCACGCCAGGGCTTGCGCGAGCACCGTCAGGCCAACCGGCCCAAGATCGCCGTCGCCGGCGGCCGGCTGGAAGAGGAAGACAAGGCGAAGCTGCGCACTCACCCTGCCAACGCGGTCATCGAGCTCAACGCTCTCCAGGTCGGCGAGAAGATCGACGACTTACTTCAGCCCTTCAAGATGCCGCCGATCGACCCGGCTTTGTACGATACCAACCCCTCGATGGAAGACACTTACCGGGTCTTGGGGCAGCAACAGGCCGATATGGGCCAGACCGCGCGTGCAACGGCGACCGAGACCTCGGTTGCCGAGAGTGCGCGGGGCACCGACCTTTCCTCCACGATGGATGACATGGACGGCATGCTGACCCAGCTGGCGCAAGACGGCGGGCAGATCCTCCTCCTCAACGTGTCAAACGACACGGTGAATAAAGTCGTCGGCCAGGGCGCGGTGTGGCCCGACATCGACCGCGATGCGGTCGCCCGCAATGTCTACCTGGAAGTTCAGGCCGGCAGCACCGGGCGGCCCAACAAGACCCAAGAGGTGCAGAATGCGGTGCAGCTGATCCCTCTCCTTCAGCGTGTCCCGGGTATCTCGCCGGAATGGCTGGCGGGGGAGCTCATCAAGCGGATGGACGATCGCCTCGATCTCTCCGACGCCTTTGCCGAGCACCTTCCCTCGATGGAGGCGATGAACCAGGCCGGGATGTCGGCCAACGGTATGGTCCCCGGTCAACAACCCGGAGGCATTCCTGCCCCGGCCGCGGGGGGTCCAGGGCATGCTTCACCGCCGGGCGGCAACCCCGCCAGCGCGCCGCATCTTCAGGGGCCACAGGGGCAGCACAACGCGCCTGGCGGGCCACCCACGTCGGGGATCACCGCGCCGCGTATTCCCGCCCCCATTCGCCTCGTCCCGCCGCCCCCGGGCTCGTCAGGCATGACCCCCGGCACCCAAGGCGGTGGCCCGCGGCTGACCCCGCAAACCGGGCAAGGCACACCATAGGAGGTAGCGATGGCACGCGTTCCAGTTCCGGGCGGCACCAAGAAGACCGGTAGCTTTCAGGGCAAATCCAATCAGCTGGGGATGGGCGGTCGGGCTGCGCAGCTTAAGGCGCAGGGTGTTCCCGGCCCGGTGATCGGTGATATCGCTCGCGCCAAAGGCGCGGCGCCCGGCGGCCCCAACTATCGAGGAGGCCGCGGTGCACGCGGGAAGTAGCATGATTATCGAGATCTTGCTGGTCGTAGATCTTTTCCTGTGGTTTTTGAGCCTGTTGCCGGTTCCCCAGGTCGCTGTCTTCAACTGGGCGAGCAGCTGGCTGGCGTGGATTGCGGTGCTGCTCCTGACCTTCTTTATCTTTCTCCCGGGGCTCCGCGCGTAAGTACGCAAGCTGTGGCGAACGATGCGTACTTACCGGGGTAAAACTCCACGTCCCACGTCCTGCGTCCTGAACAGTCTTGCCAAACACCTGACGACAACGCTAGGCTCATCGCCTAGCGATGTCGGACAATGACGTAAATTCGCCCCCGTCAGGTGACCCGACCCCCCAAGGGTCGTCGTCTTCATCGCTATCCATTACGCCTGAACCATCGCCGTCTACGACGGACCCGGCACCGTCATCACGCGATAACCCGCCCTCGCCAGGCACCAGGGAGGCCGAGCATCAGAACCTGCTCCGTGCCGTCCAGGACGTCGTCAAGGTTGACCCCGACCCTATCGTTGGTGAACCACGTCCCGAGGACGTCACAGAGCCGTCCGATGCTTCTTCTCCCACGCCTAAGGAGGCCCCGTCTCAATCTGACGATCTGCAAGGCGATCCGACGGAGGTCGAGCTTAATACCTACAAGCCCGACACGCGCCGTCGGATCGAGCAGCTGCTGGCCCAGCGCAACGAGGCTCGACAAGCTTCCGAGCGCTACAAGAACGATGCCGACGCCTTTGCCCAGTTTCACAACTGGCAGGCGGCTAATCAGCTGGAGAATGACGACATCAATCTCCTGTTGGATGCCGGCGCCGCTTTGCGGCGCGGCGATTTCAGAGGCTTTCTCGATCGGGCAACCCCCTACATCCAGGCGGCGCAACAGGCCGTTGGTGAGCTCTTACCAACGGATCTGCAAGCCCAAGTGGATGAAGGGGCGATCCCGTGGGAGACCGCCCGCGAGCTCGGCATGCATCGGATCAACGAAGCTCGCTTGCAGACGGAAGCCAACACCTATCGGCAGCACGTCGATCTGACGGCCCAGCAGCAGCTGGCCCAGCAGACCTATGCGGCGGTTGCCGACTGGGAGGCGCAGACCAAGGCGCGTGATCCCGATTGGGCGCTCAAATCGGACGTTGTCGAACGCTTCTCGCAGTCCCTTGTCATGTCAAAGGGGCGGCCAACCTCGCCACAACAGGCAGTGGCGATGGCCCAGGAAGCCTATGAGGAAGCCAACCGTGTGCTCGGCCGGGCGCGACCGCAGCCAGCCGCAACACGTCTCAGCCCATCCTCAAACGTCCATCACGCAAATGGCAACGGCAGTGCGGCCCCAGAACCCAGGACCCTGATGGAGGCAGCCATCCTTGGGCTTCAACGAGGTGCGCAGCGCGTGCATTAGCCTGAAGGGCTAATCCAATGGCATTTACAGCTGGAGAAATCACCAACATCGCAAACGCCGCCTTAGACTTCTATTTTAATCGAGGCGATACTTTCAAACAGACGATCCAAGCCAAGCCGTTGCTCAACCAAGCAGAGCGCACGGCTAAGTCTTTCCCCGGTGGCAAGGGTAATATCTCGCTGGCGATCAAGGGCGACTTTGGCGCCGGCGGCACCAACGACAGCGTTGTCGGCTACACCCACAACGACGCCGTCAACTTCTACACGCCGGCCAACATCCTGCGCGCTAACTACCCGTGGCGCGAGCACCATATCGGTCTGACCCTGACC